AATGAAGGTGGCCCAATTGGCGGCGTATGTTGCGGATAAGTCCTCCTACCATCACGGTGAGGTCTCTCTCGCAGATACCATCGTCAAGTTGGCGAATGACTATATGGGTTCAAACAACATCAACTTACTTCAGCCGTGTGGTCAGTTTGGTACGCGTCTTATGGGTGGAAAGGATGCGTCTCAAACGCGTTACATCTTCACCAAGTTATCCAAGGAGACTCGTAAGATTTTTGACCCCCGTGACGACCCAATTCTCAACTACTTGGAGGATGATGGGAACCAAATTGAGCCAGACTTCTACATGCCAACACTTCCTCTCGTACTCGTAAATGGTACGGAGGGTATCGGGACTGGTTTCAGTTGTTATGTACCACCCTTCAATCCCAAGGATATCAAGGAGAACATCCAACGAATGCTTGATGGTAAGGCTATCGTACCTATGCGTCCCTGGTTCAAGGGGTTCAAGGGTGTGGTACACAAGGAGGACGATACTTGGATGATGGAGGGTGTGTGGAAGTGGTCGGGTACAAATATTGTCGTCACAGAACTTCCACCGGGTCGTTGGACGCAAGATTACAAGGAATACTTGGATGGTCTCGTTGAAAAGAAGTTGATTGGTGGTTTCACAAACAACAGTACCACGGAGGATGTTCACTTTGAAATCTCAGGATACACTGGAAAGGATCTGCTCAAGGATCTGAAATTGCGGAAGACGTTCCACGTCTCAAATATGCACCTCTTTCACCCAGTCAAGGGTATCTACAAGTACTCAAGCCCCGAGGAGATTCTCAAAGACTTTGTGGAACTTCGCCTTGACCACTACGTGAAGAGAAAGGCGCACCTCATCAAGGTTCTTGAGACACGCGCCACTATGTGTGGCTACAAATCAAAGTTTGTGACTATGGTCATTGAGGGAGATATTGTGGTCTTCAGACGCAAAAAGCAGGATTTGGAGCGACAATTGTCTGCAATCTTCCCCCAAATTGGTGGAACCTATGACTACCTCCTCAATATCAAGACGGTGCAGTATACCGAAGAGAGTGTGAAGGCTCTCATTGATGAAGCAAAGCAGGCGAGAGCTGAATTGGAACAGATGAAAAAGACAAGTCACATTGATATGTGGAAAACTGATATTAAAAATATGTAGGCAATAGATAAGTATGGGTGAAGCTGCGAAAATATCGCTCAAAGCTATTGGGAAGCAAGATACGTATTTGCTTTCCAAAGATCCAGAAGAATCCTTCTTTAATTATACGTTGGATAAAAGACATTCAGAGTTTAGAAAGTATCACAGAAGTAAGAATGTTGTAAATCCCGGGACGATACAGAACTGGCCATTTGGTCAAACCATAAAGGTACAATTCAATCCAACGAATATGGGTGACCTTCTCAGTAATATGTATGTGAGCATAACTATGCCGGGTATAAGTGTTGGTAATTACGCTGACCAATTGGGTCGACACATCCTCAAGAGCGTGACGATGTTTGTGGACGACATTGAGGTTGAGAAAATTCACGACGACTGGGGGATTATCTATGATGAACTGTATCTAGAAATGTCTGAAAAGGTAGCTAATAGATTTCTTGTAAATAGAAATTTGGGATATGATGATTCAACTCTAAATGATGATGTCGCACGATATTCATCGGACCTAGTGATTCCAATCCACTTCTTTTTTTCTAGAAAGTATGCGAGTGACGAGTACATCTCAAATAAACCAAATAGACCATACTTCCCAGTGTGTGGGGTGTACCGTCAAAAGATTACGTTTGAATTTGAGTTTCACAAACAGTCATTCTTTACGGATACAACGGATGCCCTTGAACTTCCATCATTCAACATAATCACAGAGGAAATAACAGTCTCCCCAGAAGAACGAAAGTTCTTTGCGAATGAGAGGCAAACATTCATCACAGACTTGGTACGAAGACATCCAAGTATCATAAGTGAACCAAATAAGTACACGATACGAAACAACCTGGTCCCAAACATTCCAGTGAAGTGTATACACTGGTTTCTTCGTAATACCAAGTTTGAGGATGAAGATACAATCAAAGAAGTTGGTGAGAATGACGAGGAACTCTTCTATGTTCAAAATCGATTTAACTTTTCATCGAATGTGAGCTTTGACGAAATTCAAACATTCTTTGACCCAATTATGGAAAGTGCGAGTTTCTATATTAATGGAACTAAAATGCCCAATGTAACACAAACAACGCACAACTACTACAAGTATCTCGTCCCATTACACAACAGACTGGCGAGACCTTTCCGGAATATATACACGTACAGTTTCTCGATGAATCCGGTAAATGTGGAACCATCGGGGAACTTGGATTTTAGTCAAATACAATCTGAAAAAACAAACATAGAAGTGACGCTAGACCAGACCGAAGTTGATACGAGTTCAAATACATACTCATTAAATATGTACTACACTGGGTATCAAACGTTTGTATTTGATAAGGGGTTTATGTCGATTGCTTATTAAATAAACACTCGCGATTACTACTGATATAATCAATAATCTTATTCTTAATGCACCATTTGATGAAATTTAATTGCGCCAACGTTGTTTGGATTTCATCTGATGTCCCAGGTACGACATAGGCGAACTTTTGTGACCGACAGAATGGGTCAAACAACTTTTTACTGTACCCGTCAAGACTTGACTTGTAGGCACAGTGTACGGTAAACAATTTACCATCACCAGTTTGGTAGGATGTGTGGTTCTTTTTTGCGTAGTTTGTGATAAACCATTCCAGATTTCGGAGTGATATACCACTAGATTTGTCGAGTATAGTCAGTAGTGTAGTTCTATTCTTCGCATTGTCGTAAAATTGGTTGATGGATGATAGTAGAATATCGTTTTTGCTCATTATTATATAATAGTATCAAAATCTATAAGCTCGTTTGGGGCTTCACACCCCGGACACCCTCTTACAAACATCTGCTCCGGACCGTGATTGTGAATACTCGAACACGACATAGTTCTCTGCTTCAAACGGTCTCGCTGTCCTATGTGATGTCTACAGTACCCTTCGTGAACACCTCTAAATGTACAGCGCTGTCCATTCGATTTTGTACCTTTACACACTGAACCCGTGTGCACTTTTGGTATGTCTCGGAGTAATAAATCGAGGGCGATGCAATGTTTTTTTGAAATTATTTCGGCGTATTCATTGATGATAGCATTTACCCTATACTCCAATTCCTCGTCGACCAGGTCTGTAATTTTATCATAGAGACTCATTCCTTACTATCTTCTAGCTCGTATTTTTTAAATAGGTCATCCACGGATTCATTCTTTGTAACTCTTGCTTCTTTGATACGACCTCTGAGAGCCACCAATGTCCCAGTCTCCTCGAGTCCAAGACGCTTACACTCTGCGATGAGGTCGTCCTTCTTCATCGAACTGAGTGCGGGTTCTCGTTGGGGTTTTGGGGGTTTGTGTTGGTTGATGATATCACCGAAGATTTCCTCCTTCACATTCTCGTACAGTGGGTCCAGAAGGTCACACACGGGGTTCAAAAACTTGTTGAGGAAATAATAATGATAGTCCACCGGGATGTTATGTTCTTCAACATATTTGGGGTCTTCGGCTTTCTCGTACGCCTTGGCTTTGGGGTCTGCAGTCTTTGTGAGAATATAGGGAACACGGTCTCCAGACTGTGGCTCAGAACCAGGCTTACGCTGTCGCATCTTCGTGACTACCTGCACGTGTGATTGATTAATATGTACAGCCTCGGAACTTGTAACGGATACATTTTTACCTCCAACTTTGTATGAATCGGAGAGACCTTGGCTCAATACAAGCTTCTCGTTGGGGATATCCCCAGACAGAAGTTCGATGGCGCGCTCCTTGGCCAACTCCTTGGGTGGCCCAGGGTCACTTGACGTGAGCACTACATCGAGAAGTTCCTTACACACCTCGCGCATATGGGGTGTGTTATCACGACGAACAATTTGGAGACCCTTCACGTCAATATAATCCATATGCATCTTACCATCTTTACCTTGGGTCCACAATTTGGCCGCGTAGCGCTTTTTGGAATACAAAAAGTAGGGCCAATACACCTTCTCCAACTCAAGATTATTAGGCTTCTTGAAGAGAGCTGAACACTCTTCGGCCGCCCGCTCCCCAACCTTCCAACTATATTCAATTGCTTCAACACCGGTACGACCCTCGACATCAAACTCAACCATCACCGAATCCGTGTCACCGTACCTTACCTTGGCCCCGGGGAAGTTTGCCTCTACGTAATTCTTTGTCTCCTCAATCATTGAGCGACCCTTTGACGTCGTCGTTGATGCGATTGGTACACAGGGGAGAATACCCTTACCCGCACCCGTGAAACCATACACAGAGTTCATAGAAATCTTGTACGCCAATTGTTTACCATTGTACACCTCCTTCATAAAACCTGTGGCGTTCGCCATATCCCGCTTAGCTTGTTTACGGAACTGCTTGAGCTCCATAAGAATATTGGGGAGCAGACTCGGGACATCTTGGGCAAACTTGTACGTCCGGTCACCAATCGTAAATGTCTCGTAGTTAATACCAGGGATATTACCATACTTTTTCTCATCCATCACATAACTTGAATAACATAGATTATGCGCCATCATAATCGACGGGTACAACGCTTCAAAATCAAGGGCTGTAATTGGGGTATAGTACGCACCCTTTTGGGCCTCCAGGACTGTCGCGCCCTCATAAGGTTCTTCGGGGAGTGCACCGTACCGAATCGTGGGAACCATAAATCCCAATTCCCGTGCCTTCTTTGTAAGTTGTGAGAATACCTTGATTTGTTGACCTCTCTCCACGAGGAACGGTACCGGGACCCACGTGGCTTTAGCCATCTCAATCAAGTTCAACAAGGTGCATAACTTCTTCATAAGTTTGTGTGGGAGAATAGTATCCTTGATACAATACTCCGCAACATCCCTCAACTTTACAGGGTCACCTTCGCGGTAACGTGCAAACATCTCCTTGGGTGCCATATCAATCTTTTGGTCCCCAAGATACAATTTGGAGACATTGTCCAATTTGTAACTATCCAACTTGTAGCCCTTCTTAATCTCATGGAACATATCGAATGTGAAACGTCCAGGCATTGGTAAAAGCTTGAGAAGATTATCACCGAGAGCGCTCGAGGATAACTTCTTAATCACAAGTTCAGACTCAGTATCCCGAAGTCTCCCCAAATTATAAAAGTCTGGGTCACATCGGGTGATGCGAGCTCTTTTGTACATATACTCAAGATCAAATCCAAATATATTCCACCCCGTAATGATATCAACCTCTTTCTCTTGGATGTATTTCTGAAATGCTTCTAACATGTCTCGTTCAGTATTGAAACTGATGATAGTGCACCCCTCCAGGTTAGGGTCGGTCTGTTTATAACACAGGCACGTCTTGTCGTATGGTTCATCAGAACCAAATGTACAGAGTGAAATCGCAATTTGAAAACACGCATCACCCATAATTTCAGCATCTGGAAACTTACCTGTAGAACTGTTACATTCAATATCAACAGAAGCCACAACAAATGGTGCGATATCATCTCTGGCTACGGGTTTGAGGGTTGACCAGTTGTTACAGAAGAGGTCAATGTCGACATTTGCCAGGTGTGACCGAATACACGCATCACCGGTGTCCAACCATCCAGTCGATTGAATCCCAGTGCGATGCATCAGACGGAGCATAGGATCCAAATTTGATTCATAGACTTTTACGTGTCGCACTCCAAATATTTCTTGGAGGTCTGGGGTACGTTCGAGAGGATTTCTTAAAAATGAATCAACCAGTCGCCTCGCTTGTAAGTTCTTAAAACTCAACTTCATAAATAAGAACTCCTCATTGTTTTGAAATCCCCAAACATCTTTTGATTTCGCGACAGAGTAGGATAGCAACGAACCTTTACACTTCTCACAGAGAATATCGTAAATTCTCTGAATCTTGTGAGTGTTTATATGTCCAGGAAGTTTAATAAAAAAGTATGGACTAAAAGATGTCGTGAGACACACAGATTTACCATCCTCGGTTTTACCTAATATACTGATGAGATGTTCGTCATCTGCGTCTCTTGCCTCCCACGTCAACGCTTGGAAGACTACCATGTTATGTGGATATCGAGCCAAAATTTTAATATCATTTACTAGTAAAATGTCAGCTGCCTTGATTGAACTTGTTTCAGTGGGTGCCCAGGATGTGTACATTACTGGTGACCCACAAGTCAGTTTTTTCCGTCAAAATTACAAACGCTATACCAACTTCGCGATGAAGCCAGAGCGTATGGATTACATCGGTACCTTTGGCGCCTCCAATGAAGTCGTCATCCCCATCCGTTCCAAGGGTGACCTCATGAGTTACATCTGGATTGAAGGTACGAATATCTCCAGTGTCGCGACCAACTCCGATGGTCTCTTTTCAGCCGGCGCTACGAACCCAACGACATTTGAATTGTGGATTGGGGGTCAAAAGGTGTCTGAACTCGATTCTCTCTTCATTCAAGGTGTGTACAACCCACTTTTGCGTGATAACACAGCCAAGGCGTCGTGTGCCGTGACGACCAACTTGGTCAAGGAAAACCACGGTGGTAACTATTTTATGGTTCCATTCTTCTTTGGTGAGGATTGGACGAAGTGTCTCCCACTTGTGGCGCTCCAGTACCACGACGTGGAACTTCGTATCAAGTGCCGTGATGGATACATTCCATTGGAGAGACCCAAGGTGTACGGTAACTACATCTACTTGGACACGGATGAACGTGCGTTCTTTACGGAACAGGAGCACGAGATGCTCATTACCCAGACGCAATACCAATTGGCGTCTAATACTGCTACGGAAATTGACCTCACCTATTTCAACCACCCAGTGAAGTCTATTCACTTGGTATCTGGTAAGGCGACCGTGTCGCCTTGGGCTCAAGAATTTACGTTTCAAAAGTCGTCAATGTACATTAATGGTGTCGCTCTTTTCGAAGAAACGTCCAACGTGTATCACCACAACGTTGTCCCAGAAATGCATTGCACGGACTTGCCCGATAACCTCCTTGATGACCTTCCCACGTTCTCGTGGCCATTCTGCCTCACGATGAGCAAGATGCAACCCACAGGAACGCTCAACTTCTCTCGCATCGATAACGCGAAGTTGTCTCTCGTTGGACCAACTGGGGGTAACCAGCTCCACCGCGTGTATGCGGTCAACTACAACATCCTCCGTATCAAGAATGGTATGGCTGGTATTGCATTCGGTAACTAATTTATATGTATATTGTATATGAACCGACAAAAAGCCCTCACACCTAGAATGTGGGCAAATCTGAATAAGAATATAAGAATTATCAATCGCCAAAAACAAGCTGAATTGAAGGCGTTAGAAAAGATTAAGCGTAAATTTAATAAAGGTGTAATTCCCTCCCCAAGTGAAATGAAATTATATTGGAAATTCGCAAATAAGCTGGGTTAAAAATATAAATTGTACATACTCCACGATGGATAGAGTTCCAATCAAACTCATCTCCAATACAAATGTGAGAAATCACCTCTTGAAATTGAAGAACGAGACATCGCACATAGACACACAAGACTATATCGAGAGTCGGATACACATAAAGCGCTCGGCGCGAGACCTTATGGCTATCGAGGATGCCTCCGAAATCGCCAAACAATTTCTCCAGGAACGTGGAATTTTTGAAAAGATTGGGGAGGATATCAAAAAAGAGTCTGGAGTTCATTTTAAGTTTGTGTGTACGACGACACCCGGAAAAACTCACACAGGTCTAGAATATAGACACATCGCGCACACATACCCAGATGGTGGTGGTCATTACGGACTTGTACGGGTGGACCATACCGCAAAGACTATCAAATTATTTAATTCAATGGGTCCTAATAGACGAGAGTTTATAGATGAACTCGAGACATCATATTCTCTGAAAAGAGATACGACTACGTTTCAACCCACTGGTGGATTTGTGACCACCGATGTGAAGAGCTACAAGCAACTCCTCAAGGATACCAAGATTCGTGTACCAAATACAGAGATTCTTGAAAAGTCTTTTAAGATTTCACAATATGACGAATTATCACAACATCACTTTTGCTACATAGAGGCGTTTATAGCGATGATGCACGATACAATGGGAACACCATTAGGACCCAAAGACCCAAGAGACCGACTTTCATTCGTAAAGGCTATAGTATGGGGTCTCATTCACAAGTATGTTCCCAAAGCACAACGTAATACATTAGAGTGGACATACTTCACAACAAACTTTCCATATTATATGAAGGTGACTGATGCACAGGGTCAAAGATTTAGATTGAATCATATCGCACAAATACCAAAGTCAGGTGAAAAGATTCGAAAAATATTGGTAAAGATGGAACTTCTGGGGAATATTGATGCACGTTGGTCTTTACAACGGATTGTAAATTGGGCGGGGAGTAAAATCTAAGTATATTATAAATGGTGCTCCCATTCATTATTGCAGGAGGTCTCGCGGTAGCAGCGGCCTACACATACTTTGGTGAAAACCTCGTGAGTTCTAAAGAAGCCAAAAAGATGATTCGTTCGGGAAAGATAAAGAAGGTCATTGATGTTCGTACAGTCGCGGAATATAGAGCTGGGCATTACCGGGGAGCTCTTCATATCCCAGTCAATAAAATCAATAAGAAGACAACTACGGAACTTCCAAAGAAGGGGTTACTCGTCTACTGCAACACTGGACAACGGGCCAGATTTGCGGCAGAGAAATTAGAGGAATTGGGTTTTAAAGATGTGTATTACATTGCTGGTCACTACTCAAGCCTCAACTGAGACCCTCAATGACTTCCTTCGTCTTTTCATACATTCGCTTCGCGTAGAATGTCTCATCTTGAAGCTTTTCCCAAATCTTCAATCGATACTCCAAGAAATCCAAGAATCTCTCGGGGTCTCGTTTGGACTTGTAGCGGATCTTTTCGCCTTTCATAGCCTTTTCCATCGCAGCAATCTTGGCTTCGAACATGCGCTTTTCCATAGCATCAGGGGTCTCGCGGGAGGTGACTTCTTCCTTTTTGAGCGCCATTTTGTATTACATTCGTTTCATCTTTTTAATAGTCTCTCCAACCTTGGTCTCTCCTTATTCATAAAAATTGTAAACGTCATATAGTCGCCAATGAGTTGTACTTGACCATGATTAGAGTTTGCGTATTTATGTATTTGTTCCATACGAACCATATCAACGAGCGACATCTTCGTCTTTGGGGCTTTGCTGTGGTGTATCGCGAGAACTGCCGCATCTCTCTTCGTTTCTTTGGGGATGGTATCCCCCTCGTGGCATATAATCACATGCGACCCTGGGCATCCAGCTGCATGCATCCACCACTCTTTGGGGTAACTTGACATTGTCAATGCGTCATTGTCTTTAGCATTTTCACCCACCTTGATTTGAATACCGTCGTGGGATGTATATGTCTTCATAAGCACGTATCAATTTAAATCTTTATAAACTACAAGATGCGAGATCCAGCGAATGATAATATGGTGCGAATGAATAATTCAAACTACAACACAAATAACTACAATAGAGCCCGTGAGTTGCGGGTCGTTAATACAAACTCAAACACAAATGAAAATAATGTGGGTCAGGCCAGACCGCGAAGAATAGATCCCAATGCCCTTCGCCGTATGCGAAGAGCGCGGATGACGTTTATGGTAAATGGTGGCCGTCGTCTTAACTTTGCCAACAACAATAACAGACCAAATACGTCCAACTACATACAAAACATAAAACAAATAAAAAAGAATGCGAATCAAAATAATACATCAAATAAGATTCCTTGGAAAAATATGAAGGTGAAAAATTTTCCAAGAGATCCAATCAGCACCAACAATATTGAATCTGGTGAAAAGGTTGTGAAAATTAACAAACTGTATCTCACACCAAACTCTTTCCGTAAATTGGCGCGGATGTCTATGACAAGTGCTCTCAACGCAAATGGTAATATGGTATTGTTCAAAAATCCAATGACCCGTGGTAATGTGAAAAAGGGGGATCTCGAGTTTGTTATTATTAAACGCGCAAAGAAGAACTAAAATTATTGATGAGGTACAATATAATGCGCGTTGTACTCAGCCCAAGTCTATGCCCATCTCATAAGTACCGGGTAATTCTTCCCAATAAGAGAAGCATTAACTTTGGACAGGTTGGTGTTGAGGATTACACAGATCACCGCGATTCTCAACGCATGCGCACACACCTCATCGAGAAGGGTGCTATTGTTCCAGAGACGCTACGACTGGAGACGGACATACACGAAATCCACCGGGGTATGCTCATGATTGATCATAGCACCCACGAGGATTGGGACGATTGGTATTCAACCGAATATTGGGAAAGGTGGATGTTATGGTCCTATCCAAATATTGATCATGCGAAATTGTGGATGGCGATGCGAAAAGGTATTTTATTTATGCCCGTGGCAGAAGATTTGTGGTACAATGGTTACTA